TGTCAGTCAGGGCTGCGTAGCGGGTCTCGCCGTCAACCTCGTCAGAGACCAGGCCCATTGCGATACCTGCAACGGGGGCGCGCAGCGGCACACCGGCGCTCAGCAGGGACAGGGGCGGCGCATCAAGAACCTCAGCGACCCCGTGGACGCGCACGACGCGGTGACACTCAGCCATCTGGACAAGGTGGGTGTTGCTCGCCGTGAGGAGATCGAGGCGGTAGCAGTGAGGGCTGAGAACGCCGCCAGTACGGCAGAACAACATCGCGACAAGGCAAAAGAAGCCCGTAATATGGCAGAGACAATGAAGAATGCAGCAGAAAAGGCTGCGAGGGATGCAAACAGCAGTGAAGCATCAGCGATCGCGAATGCCTCATATATCAGAGATCAAATAGCCAAAGTTGACACAGCTGTGTCAAATATGCAGCGTAATCTGACATCCATGAACAGTGCTGTGTCCCTCGCCAATGGCTTTGCAGAAAGATGTACGTATGAACGGGAGCGTTCAGAAAGCATCTCCACAAACGTGCTCAAAATGAGGGCAGAGGTGGAGAACGCCCGAAATGAAGCAGCTGCGAGTGCCAAACAGGCTGCGGCGATTGCAGGATTCAACGGTGTTGTTGATACGTCTATGATCGCTGATGGTGCAGTAACTTCGGCGAAATTAGCCCCGGATGTGGCTACCTTAATTAAAAATACCAGCCCACGTCGCCCAGAATATACTTTTACGGATCCATGTCTTTATAACGACGCAAAAGCTGTGCATTCTACTATGCCAAACTTAAAAGATTACTATACCGCTCTTCCCTTGCTGAAAACGTGGATGGACACTATCAACTGGGATTATCTAATAGTAGAGTATTGTCGCCCCCTTAACAACTCCATAGACGCATACCCCCTAACCATCCCATACCCGCTGTATCTAACCAGCTCCTCTACCCTCTTTATATCCCCCATAATACTAGATAAAACAGAGATGATAGTAAAAGTATATCCAACGTACCACTCTTCTTTGGCTATAAAAAGTGTGAAGCTGACAGAGATGAACTGAAAGGAGCCCACCAATCCACGCCCTCATCCACGCCATCGAGAACGCATGGACGAGCACAGAACTGACCGCAGGGACAATCTTCGGCATCTGCTTTACCTTCCTTGACAAAGCCGTTGGCGGACTTGACGCAAGCATCGAAGCCCTCGCCGTCCTCATGTGTCTTGATGTTATCACAGGCATCGGCGCAGGGATAAGGCATCATCGGCTCAGCTCTGCCGTCGGCTCAAAGGGACTATTCAAGAAAGCGGGCATCTTTGTCTGTATCCTCATCGGCTTCATGCTTGACACTGCCATCCACGTAGACATCTTCCGTGACATGGTAATCGCAGGATTCGCCCTCATCGAAGGCATGAGCCTCATTGAGAACATTGACCGTATGGGCTTTGGCTACATCATCCCTGCATTCCTGCGGGACAAGATGAAGCAGATCGCCGAGGAGAAACGACTGAAAGGAGACAAAAAATATGAAAAGAGGAATTGACGTATCCGAAAACAATGGCTGGGTGGACTGGGACGCCGTAAAGGACGCGGGCTATGACTTTGCCATTGTCCGCGCCTCCTATGGGCGCACAGGCGTCGATGATATGTTCAGACGCAACATCAACGAAGCACACCGCGTCGGGCTGATCTGCGGCGCATACCACTACGGCTATGGGCTGAACGAGTGGCACGCACGCGAGGAGGCGCGTCATTGTCGCAGCGTCATTGACGAAGCAGGAGTGCTCCTTGAGCTGCCTGTGTTCTACGACATGGAGGATGCAGACCAGTACAAGGCACGCAAGGGCTTCGCCTTCGACCCCGACGAAATGACCGCCATGTGCAGGGCGTTTATCGACACCATCGGACTTGACTGTGGTGTCTATGCCTCCTGTCACTGGCTCGAAAACTACATTGACTGGCAGTCCCTCGGCTGTCCTGTCTGGAACGCCCAGTGGTCGTCCAATGACGACATTAAGGGCTTCATGTGGCAGTACACCGACGGGGCATTGATTGGAGGACACACCTTTGATGCCAACATCCTTTATGAAGCGGATTAAAGGCATGAGCAGAAAGAGCCGTCTTATGGCGGTTCTTTTTGTTTGTCTTGCCCTCATCCTTTGTGTCTTGTTCCTTGGGAGCTGCAAGCATGATGATGCTGTGGAAAAGACACAAGAACCCATCGTCCTCACCCCTGAGGAAGCCGTGAACGAAACCGTCCTTGAAAACAAACTGGACATGAATAGAAGCAACGCACGGGAAACTGCCAGCTATATTCGTGATGCACAGATAGGGCTGAGACGCCCTCAGAGCCTCTACAATGAACGAAATGATGGCGGGGGTAGTGCTCTCTATACCGTGCAGGAAAAGCTCGCCAGAAACGATGCTGCGCTTCCTAAAGAGGCACTTGCCAAAACGGATGCCACCATCGTCGCCGAGCAGCCCGAGAACAAAGATGTCCCCGTCGGCATCTACAAGATCAACAACTACCGCAACTGGGAGCTTGGCATCGGCATGGGCATCCACGACGGCAAGACCTACATCCCCGTGAGTTTACAGCGCAACTACAGCAAGAATCACTCCGTCGCCGTCGAACTTCACTATGACCTGAAAGACAACAAAGTGAATGGTGGTGAAGTACAGTGGAAAGGACATTTTTGATTTTAGGAAAGGAAACAAATGCAGGAATCACATGATATGACGCTAGGCAACTTCTTTGACGGAATCGGTGGGTGGCTTCTTGCGGCGCGTCATGCAGGGGTAACGCCTGTCTGGGCGAGTGAAATCGAGCCATTCCCGTGCTCGGTGACAGCGCGGAATTTTCCCGAGGTCAAGCAACTCGGGGACATTACGCAGATTGACCCCGACACACTCACGCCTGTGGACATCATCTGCGCGGGCAGTCCATGTCAGGATTTAAGTATTGCAGGAAAAAGAAAGGGACTGGATGGAGAACGAAGCAGCTTATTCAAAACAGCAATCAGCATCTTTCACCAAATACGGGAGCGGACAGGACGCCCCCGCTTTTTTGTTTGGGAAAACGTACCCGGTGCATTCAGCAGCAACAAGGGCTTGGACTTTCGAGCCGTGCTTGAGGAAATCGGGCAGACCGAAATTCCAATGCCTCCAAATGGAAAATGGGCAAACGCCGGAATGGTTGAATTGCCTCAGTGTCAAATCGCATGGCGCGTACTCGACGCTCAATATTGGGGAGTGCCCCAACGCCGCCGTCGAATCTTCCTTGTCGCAGATTTTGCAGCCGACGGAAGATGTGCTGGAGAAATACTATTTGAGCCCGAGGGCATGTCAGGGGATCCTGCGACGGGCGAAGGAGCGAGGGAAGGAGCTGCCCGAGGAACTGCGGATTGCGCTCGAATTGCAGTCTACGACATCCAACATAGGGACGATGTAATCCGTCCGGTCAAAGATGGGAAGATGCCTACACTTACCGCGCGAATGGGAACAGGGGGGCATAATGTTCCTATCGTGAACGCCTACTGCATCGCAGGGAACACCATCGACCGAAAGTTGCAGAATGGTGCCAACGGGAAGGGCGTACTTGCAGAGACAGCATACACGCTGAACACGGTTGACCGTCATGCGGTCGCCACCATCTACGGGGCGAAGTCCTATAGCGAATACGAAGCGGGAAAAGTCGCAACTCTGCGTGCATCGGGAGGGGCTTACGGTAGTGGCAGTGAAAACCTTGCGCTATCATACTCAATCGTGCGCCGTCTCACACCGACAGAGTGCGAGCGACTGCAAGGACTGCCCGACGGATACACCGACGGCGGCAGTGACACGGCACGATACAAGGCTCTGGGAAATGGCATGGCGCAGCCGTGCGCGGATTATGTGATTCGGCGCATCGCAGAATATAGCAGACACTAACGAAAGGAGACAAACAACATGGCACGCATTACATCCGGGCTCCCCGTTGAGGAGCAGGAAACCGTCGTACAGCTTGATCGACAAACTAAGATTGCAACGATCTACACATCAGATTCACGCCTTATGAACCGATTGAGCAAGAAGTATGAATGCACAAAGGAGCATCGGAATGAGGGTAAAGTCGTTGCCCTTGAGTTCAAAGTTCCCGAATCATACATTACATTCCGCAGCCCACGTCCCGTGAAGAAGGAAGCAGACGCATAGACTTCAATTCTAATGCTCGTAAATGGCTAAATTTTGGGGTTTAGAGGAGATGAAATCCTTCCCCTGATAGTTTATATGGGAGACAGAAATCAACTCCTCTATTCCACGTTTTTTCACAGAAAGGAGACAAACAGTATGGCAGGGATAAAACTACCACAGGAAATTATTGATGCTCTTGCCCAGCAGGAAGCCGATGCACTTCTTGAAGGGCTAAAGGACGAGGAGATGCGAAAGAACCCCGCCTTCCTCGCCAAGGTGCGTCAGTTCCTCAAAGACAACGACTTCATCACCACCACAGAGACCGAGGGTGTGCAGACCATTGTGCGGGATGTCAGCACCATCCCCGACCTCATCGGAAATGACACAACAGAGGTGCTCCATTGAACTGGTCGGAGCAGGACATCGAGAAAGCACGGCAGCACTTCTGGGCGTTTGTCTACATTGTATGGAAATCCATAGGGCTGCCAAACCCGACCCCCATCCAAGTGGACATCGCCCAATATTTGCAGAACCCGCCCAGTGACCGCATCGTCATTCAGGGATTCCGTGGCGTTGCCAAGAGCTTCCTCACCTGCGCCTACGCTGTGTGGCGTCTCTGGCCGAATCGTGATCTCAAAGTCCTCATCATATCCGCGTCGCGTGACAGGGCAGACGACAACGCTCGCTTCATCAAGAGCATCATCCGCACGCTGCCCTTCCTCGCGGACATGAAGGCAGACAAAAGCCAGTTAGACACACAGAACATCTTCAGCGTCGGCGGTGCACAGGCAGACATCTCCCCGAGCGTCAAGTCTGTAGGTATCACAGGTCAGATCACAGGCACACGCGCCGACCTCCTAATTTCGGATGATGTCGAGGTCAGTAAAAACAGTGGGACGCAGATGCAACGAGACAAACTGTCTGAGGCAGTCAAAGAGTACGATGCCATCCTAAAGCCGGGTGGACAGATCATTTACCTTGGGACGCCACAGAACGAAGCCAGCCTTTACAACACCCTGCGGAGGCGTGGCTACGAGACAAGAATCTGGACAGTCCTCTATCCTGAGAGTGAAGAGGAAATGGAAAGCTACGGGGATTCCCTTGCTCCATTCATCCGAGACAAATATCTCAGTGACCCAAAGAAGTATGCAGGAAAGCCTACTGACCCGTCGCGCTTTGATGAAATTGAAATCGAGAAACGACGTTTGTCTTATGGGCGTGCGGGCTTTGCCTTGCAGTTCATGCTCAACACCAACCTCAGTGACTACGAGAAATATCCGCTCAAAGTCTCTGACCTCATCATAGACAGCCTAGACCCGCACGAAACCAGTACCAAGTGGGCGTGGGCAAACGGAGCGCAGCAGCGCATGGGAGACATCCCCTGTGTTGCCATGAATGGCGATATGTACTACGCACCGCTTTCCCGCAGTCCGGACACAATGCCTTACACAGGAACAGTCATGGCGATTGACCCTGCGGGCAGAGGCAGCGACGAAAGTGCCTATGCAGTCATGAAAGCCCTCAACGGATACCTATTCCTTATGGACGTGGGAGGCTTTACCGAGGGATACAGTGACCTTGCTCTTACCCAGATGGCACAGCTCGCAAAGTTCTGGCAGGTCAACGAGATCGTCGTAGAGGCGAACTTCGGCGACGGCATGTTCACCAAAATCATGTCTCCCATCTTCAGCAAGATACACCCGTGTGCCATCACTGAGGTGAAGAATACAAAGCAGAAAGAGCTGCGTATCATCGACACACTCGAACCCGTCCTTATGCGTCACAAACTGATCGTCAATCAGAGCGTCATCGAAAATGACTATAGACGCTATGAGAGCGGGCAGACCTATAGCCTCATCTACCAAATGACGCGAATATGTCGGGACAAGAACGCCATCGCTCATGACGACCGCTTGGATGCTGTCACCATGGCTACGGCCTATTGGCTCAGCAGTATGGATATTGACGGAGACAAAAAAGAAGAAGGCAGCGAGCGCAGCATCGAGGAAATGATGGACGAGGGGATTATGGCACAGCCCGAGGAGCGATATGAGAGATGTGTGAAGAACATCAAAGCTCTGCGTTCTTAGGTGGGACACAATAACCTGAAAATCCTAAAAAACGCAGGTGGGACACGAGAAAGATAAGAGAGGGGGAAAGATATATTAAAGATATACTTAAAGATACTTAAAGCGTCTTAAAGGCTAACTTATAAGCTAACTTATACCTACTATAAGCTAGGCAGACGCAGCGTCAAGACCTCCTGCTGCGCATGAGACTTGACGCTTCATCTTCCCTCCTTATTGCCACGATAGCCACGGTTATCGTACCTCTAGCGTCCTTCATGCTTGTAGGCGCAGCAGGGAGGATGAAGATGCTAGAGGCTTGTCGATAGAATGACCTCCTCGAACGTGGCGGCAGCCACAAACAATAAAAACCTTAGGACAGACATAAGAGAGGCAAGAGACGCTGACGCGCTCCTGCCTCTTTTGTTGTCTTTATCCATATACAGTAATTAGAACGCTTTTTCTATGTTTTGACAGAAAGGAGCCGCGCAGTTGACAAAACCCTTGTACCAACAAGACCTTGACGATTTCTTCTTGACAAAAGCGGGAACGTGGGACAAAATGGTAATGTTCAGCCCAAAGGACGCATCAGCGTTATTGGGCATACCACAATCCACCTTATACACCTACCTCCGCAGCGGCGAACTAAAGGCGTATAAAATTGGGCGTCACTATCGCATCAGCCGCCGTGACCTCTACCGCTTTGTGGAGAACAACTTGTGTCTTTCCGTGCGATAAGCACCGATAAGCACCTAAAACAGCCTTAAATCCTTATGTATCAACGAAAGACGGCTTTGTGCTATAATGAAACGAATACTGTCTTTCAATCGTTTTATGATGATCAGCAGCACAGGAGTGTGAAATATTTGTTCGGCATATCTTCGATTCTCAAGCGATTCCTCGGCGACAACAACGACAAGGAGATCGCGCGCTACCGCGGCATCGTGGAGCAGATCAACGCGCTCGAGCCGTCGATGGTGAACCTCACCGATGACAAACTGACGGGCTATACGCAGAAATTCCGTGAGCGGCTCGCGCAGGGGGAGACGATGGAGGAGATCCTCCCCGAGGCGTTCGCCGTCGTGCGTGAGACCTCGCGCCGCGTGCTCGGCATGCGGCATTTTGACGTACAGCTGATCGGC